GTTCACCTTCGCTCGTTGTAGAAAATTTTTCCCGCCAAAGGCTACCGGCTCGTAATCCACCCGGTAGGCGCCGGAGTAAGATGCGCCATCTCCCCAAACCCCCCGCGAATCGCTCAGCAGCGCACAGATTGCGTCCACGTACAGCTCCGTATTCGATTCGATCTCCTTCAGTGTTTCCTGAGTTTGCCGGACTTCAATCACGAAATTGATCTTGCCCGAAAAATCGCGTGATTTCTCCCTCATCAGGTTTTGCACGTTATCGCAATAGACAAGCAGCGCCGGATACAGCGCCTGGCCTGAGATCTCGGCGATTTCCGGGCTCACATTTTGCGAAACGATCGACCGTACTGCTTCGCCTTTCAAGGTCGAGTCGTTTGCCTCAATTGTTTTGATTCGCGCGTTGACGCCGGTTGTCGTATTGGTCAGCAATGCGATGACCTGCGCCGCCAGTGTTCCGGTAAATCCTGCCATCCTGATCTCCTTTTCCCATGCCTTGAAATCAACCGCGCATAATCGTGGCCGGAAGCGCCTTCACATAGTCCGGTACCTGCCCGGTCCCGGGGAGCCGGAAACTGCCAGACGCTCCTGGAATGTAGGTAAACGTGTCGCCCACTGGAATCGCCGCGCCGTTCTGCAGCGTCATCATCGCCAGCACGTTTCCTGCATAAACGTTAAATCCGACTGCATTCGCTGGCGCGCCGGCAGCCATCACCGTCATCAGGTTTTCCGCAGGCACAGTAATGGACGCGGCGGGTGAAGGCGACCCTTCCTGTCCAGCGGCATTAAGCCATGAGACGCAGGCGTAGAACGTTCCGCCCGCCTGCACCGAAGTCGTCGTTACCGTACCGAGTACAGGCAGACTCGCGACCGGCAGAGGGTTGTTGACCAGCCCGATGCCATTCGCGACGAACTGATCGCGCGCAGCCTGCGTGAGCTTAATGAACATGTCCCATTTGTTTTTGTAGCGGTCGATGAGCTGGGTATAGGACGCGTCGCGATACACCATGGCAAGCGCCTGCATCTTCTCCCATCGCGCCATATCCGGCGTTACAACGACCTGTCCGATCGAAGGAGGCTGAATCAGTCCGATTGCCGCCGCGGACTGCAGCCGAAGCAGCAATGTCTCAAGTTCCGACTGCACCTCAGACCATGCGAGCTGAAGTTTTGCCGTTACATTGATGCCGACCGTGAGCGCGGTATCCAGCAGCCCTGAATCCTCATTGATGAGATCGTCGATACCAACTGCGGGACCATCGAGAAAAAGTGCCATTACTGTTTCGCTCCTGTTCTGGGTGACTTCCTGCCTTCTTTGGCCGGCACCATGACGATTTGCACACGCCGTGCAGCTTCATCCTGTTCGTACTGCTCACGCCCTGCTGCGAGGCCGCGCCGAAACTCGGCCGCCTCACCTTCTGTGGCAATGCGAGCCCGTCCTTCGGCAATCAGTCTGGCTGCAATGGCAGTGGGCGCTTCGGTATGCACGCCTTCCTTCCCACCCTCTGAGGTCGCCAGACTCACGAGAACGGCTTCATTCCCCGTAAGCGTGGCTTCCGCCTCCCGAACCTTTTTGTAATAAGACCGTAAGTCCACAGTTCTCTCCTTTTTGCTCCGTCACAGTCACGGCTCTGAAAGAATTTCCGAGCCGCGATGTGAAGGAGCGGTACATTAGCTGTTGATCTTCCGAAGTAACTTGACCATTTAGCGCACGGTACACGCGACTTCAGTCGCGTTGTTTGTGGCCCGGAGTGACGCGACTGAAGTCGCGTGTACCAGCCTTTGGCCCATTTACTTCAGAGACACCACACTAGCTGTTGATCTGCACCGCATGGTTGTTGCGAAGTATCGCGCAACCATACAACACGTCAACGGTGAACTGCTGCGACAAAGTATTCGGCTGGTAGCTCATCGTCACTCTCATGCCGAAGTTCCCCAGTTCCGCGTACTCTGCGATCGCACCCGTTCCTGGCAGCGGCTGCGGCAGGCGCCGTACCACCAGACCGATCGCATCCCGCTCGAATGCCAGGTTATGAGTATTCAGCGGCGAGCTGCCCGTGGCCTGAACATACTGGGAACGAAACACGAAGAAGTCTTTGATCTTCCCGATGGTTCCATCCACAATCGTCCGCAGCCCGGCTTCGCCCGCAGTCTGGAATTCGCTGAAGCGCGGGATCTGCCGCATCGCCGAATAGGTATTGCTGTCGACAATCAGGAACTTCGGCCGATTCGTCGGCACCTTTGCGAGGAACAGCGCGCTCTCCGCCTGATCGATCACGGCTTCCGTAATCGGCGTGCCCGCGATGCCAAGCGGCGCGTTCGCCGTAAAGCCTGCATACAGGTTCATCAGATCGCTTTCGATCCGCTCCGCAATCGCGATCACGGCCGGCTGCATATATACGCGAAGCAGATCCGGCACCGCCAGAACTTTCGTGATATCCGGAATCTGAAAGGTTGCTTCCGCATGTGTGTTCAGCACGATCTGCGCGTTCGAAAGGTTGGGATTCTGCGGCTGTACCGCCCCACCCTCCGCGATGTTATAGGCCACAAGCTGCGGTGCAATCGGCACATTCACGGTATCGCCCGCCTGCGCCAATACCGGTTCATAATCCCGATTCACCAGGTTCCCCATCACGAGGTTCCCGACCAAAGCAGGCAGCGCGTCGGCTGCCACAAGTTTCACGATGGCATTTGCCACGTTTGCTGACGTAATTGAAGGCATGATTTTCCTTTTTTTCTACTCTCTTGACCAATAAAAAAGGAGGGCCGAAGCCCTCCCTGTTCCGCTCGCGTCTGAACTACCCTTTACCGCAGCGACTGCGACGCGACCCGCAGAATCTCCAGCCGCGCCCGCTCCAGATCTTCCTTACTCATCGACGGCCCGATCTTATCCAGATCGATCCCACCAGCACTTGCCGGTGCACCTTTCTGCGTTCCCGTCATCCCCGTTCCACCGGCAATCCGCGCCGGCAGAAACTCTGGATTCTCGTGTACAAATCCCGAAAGAAACTCGCTAAGGGATTGTTCCCCCGCCGTCACCCGCCCATCGTCCGTGCGAACGATTCCGTCCTGCACAGCCTTATAAGCCAGGTCGACCTTTACGACGCCCAGCCGCTGCAACTCCGAGCGAATTGCCGTCGACCGCTGCGCCTCCTCGGCAATAGCGCGCGATTTCTTGTTCTCTTCGCCCATCTCATTCAGCCGCTTTTCGAGCTGTTCGCGGCGTCGCCGTTCTTCCTGCAGTTCCGTCTTATAAGCAGGCTCGCGTCGAGCCGAATCCTGCCGCATATACTCGTTGATCGCCTGTTGTACGATCGTCTGAACATCCGGTTCGTCCATATTCCTCCTTCGTAAATCCATGTGGTGCTGGGCTACCGCGCGGCCTGGGGCGCCTATTCTCTACCCGGCGTCAATCTCTTCCGTAATCCGGTCCTTAATATCCTGCCGCGCATCGCAAAGATACTTAAGCGCAAGCCGCTTATAAATCTGTTTCGTCAAAGTGGGAGACGAGATTCCAAGCTTCAACAAGCTGGATGCATCATTAGCCTCAGTGCTGAAATCCGTGATATCGAACGAATCCAGCCCCACAACATCCACCGTCATCTCGTCCTGCCTGGCCGCTGCAATACCGTTCAGAATATTCCGCATGGCATCCTTCACCACATCGCCATAAGCCCCCAGAATTTCCTGCGTCACCGCGAAATCCCATTGCTTACTAAGCCCCGATTGCATCGCCCCACCGCTGTCTCCCGCCTGCATCATCAGGAATGACACACGATAAATCTCATCCTTTAACCGGTTCAGATTATCCGCCGCAATCTGATAAACCTTACCGTCCGGCTCCGCCCACCCAAACTTGTCGTTCGGACCCATCTGGATGTAGTAACTCTCTCCTACAATCTGGCTCCACTCCCGGTCTGAATAAATCACCGGCATCGCGAACAGCCCCATAGTCAGCGCCCAACCGAGCGCGTTTGACTTATTGAAGTGCTCCAGCTGCAGCGATGCTGCCTTATTCGTGAGCCACAATCCGTCACTCACCCGCAGTTCATAAACCGGAACCCGCCCGATCCCCGCAAATCCATGCCGCCCGCGTTCCACCAGTTCAATGTTTTTGTCTTGCTGCCCCTCACACCCGGCAAAGATCTCGTAGTTTTCGCGATCGTAATAAATCCAGCGAGTTTCGCGTTTCCAGCCGTGCGATTTAGCGCCATCCTGTTTCAACCACGACGTCCGGAATACGATCCATTCCATTTCG